TTTTATAGTGATATGTCAAAATTTGATGTTTATCATCGAGATGTTACGGGAAGTCTCAATGATGATAAAATCATTCAAACCGCTCTGGAAGATTTTAAAACCTCTATTGTTACCAATAAGCCGATACTTGTTGAAATTCAGAACCATTTGGGTGGCCGAGCACTGGCTGTGGGGATTCAGTCTCTTAGCAATTATAATTCGTTTTTGGTTATCACTTATTATGATCGGCCAAAGGAATTTGTTTATTCTATGAATCAATGGCAAGTACGTAGGCTTGTCGCACCATTGGGTATGGAGTATGGAACTACCGACATGAACAGAACTCCTGGGCAAGTCACCACGAAGCACATTACTTTTCAAAATCGACTTTCAGCTTTTCCAAAGGTTTTTGTTTGCCCGCATACGAAATCCCCAGATGACACAACTGTATCAGCTTCTGAAGCAACATATGATGGATTTGATGTATATTGCTACTCTAAGGCAGCAAAGGAACCTCTCGCAATTTCTTGGATGGCATGGTACTAAAAGTGTTATTATTACACATAACAAACTGTACCACTTACGTACATCGATCTTGAAGCATTTGTTCCTGTTGATAATTCAAGGTTATTACCTGTCACTATTAATACTGCAGGAAAATATGTTGCTTTAGCCCATTCACCAGTATCTCTGGCTTGTACTCCCCCATAAAAAGCCGTAATAGGACGAAGGTTTTCTGGTATATCAGTTGCTATTTTATCTTTTCCTGTAAGTGCTTTGGTTTTGAATCCAAAATCTATAACTTTTATATTTCCAACACGGTATATTTTTAACCATTCGTCTGAATTGGAATCATAGAAATCTGGGTTAAGTAGGCTGACTAGATTATGGGTTTCTATTTCCATATCACTATACAATTTAGTCAGCTGGTCCTGCAGAACCTTACCCTGCGCCGCCGCCAGGGGCTTGTCCGCATCGGATGATACGCAGTTGTTGACGATCATTGCAAGTGTACAGCATCCCTTGCAAAAGGCTACCACATTGGACATCCATACCGGCAGCTTGATCTTGGACTTTAATGCTTCCAGGGCCGTGGCCGCCGGCGGCACTGGGGTCCCTGTCATATAATCCTCAAATGCGGGCTCGTTCAGCTTCTGTAACTCTTCATCTGCCAGATCCCAGTTCCCGTTCTGGTCCTGGATGGAGTAAAAATCGCTCTCATCAGGTTTTTTAAAATTAAAGTTTTTGGTATTAGTTGCCATTTGGTAAATCTCCTTTCGCAATCATGATGTGAGTGAGCTGCCGAAGCTCCTCATGCTGGTATCTCTGCAGTTCCTGGATCCGGTTCTTCAGGTGTCCATTCCTGATTTTATAATGGGTATAGGCCGCAAGCTCCGCATGGGTAAACGTGCCAACAGATCCATATGTGTTAAAAATGTACTCGTATAAAATCTGCAGATGCGCAGGGATGGCCTCCTCGATCGAGGCCTTAATATCGTCCATGTTGCCTGGGATCCCGGATGTACCGGTAAACCGCACAGTCACGGTATACCGGGGGAAGTCTTCCGTAAGCTCTACCTCTGCATTGGTATAACTCTCTGCAATACTCTGGATCAAGGAGGCCGTGGTTGTGCCGGCTCCTGCGATCTTGGCCATAATGCGCTCCCTCCGGTACCGGTTTGATTTGGACACATCCGGAATAATCCCCATAATCTGCTCCAGCCTGGTCAACGTATCCACTGCCGTGCTGACAAAACAATCGCTGATCGTCCGGTCGAGCCGGGCCTCCAGGTATTCTGTCTGCCCGCTCAAAATGGATTGGAGCAGTACCATGGTTTTGTTATCCGCATAATAATCGGGTAAGAGCTTAATCAGCTGCAAGACGTCTCACCTCCGATAATGTCACCACTCCCATTTCCGGGATCTGTTTATCTGTTACAGTCAGATTGCCGGTCTGACCGTTAACCCGCAGCGTATCATAGTCCTGCACCCCCGGCGTCTCCAAAAGGATCCTGCCGATCTGGGCATAGCTGACCCGGCTGGAGACAAAGACCAGACCTCGCAGATACTCCGCGAGCAGTCCCTTAAAGCTCTCCTGCACCTCTCCGATCAGCTTACTCCCGTCCAACAGCACATTGGCCGTTACCGCCACGGATGCTGGATCCGGGCTCCCGACCGTCACGGATGCCCCGATCGGTCGCACCGTCTCAATGTAGGCCGATACCTCCGCCTCCAGGGATTTATTGATCTTTTTATCGGTATCCACGATCAGCACTCCCACCGTCCCCGGGCCGCTATCTAACGGGAATACCCTCGCATCCCCAACCCCGGGTACCTGGAGCGCCCACAGCTTATAGTGGTAGGCGTTCCCGGAGGTCGCCGGGAGGCGGACCTTCTGGTAAAACCGGTCCCGGAGCGCGGCATCCGTCTCCTCTTCCACCCCTGGTGTGATCACATCCGCCAGTGTAGCCGTCACTCCGCTCACGTTTGAGAGCGGCTGCAGCTCTCCGGTGTACTGGTTGCCAATGATACCAACAGTCTCGCAGGCCACGTGGTACTCGGTCGAGCCGATCTCCTCGGTAACCTTATAGACCAGGTCGTTGATCCCCCACCGGGACCCGACCGGGACTGCTGCAGATGTGGTCATTTTGCGTACTGCGCTGGTAGCCGGCTTGCGGGATAACCCATGGGCCTCCACGCATCGGTCCAGGTACTCTCCCACGGCCGTATCGGCAAATACCAGGTCAATAAAATTCCTCAGCTGGAAATCCTGCTGGGCCAGAAAATAAGCGGCCGGAGCCAGCGCGTCATAGATCACGCTCCCCTGCCGCTTATCCACATCACTCGGGACCCGGTCCAGCATCCCCTGGAGCAGCTCCTCAAAGGTCATACTGCCACCTCCTTATCGATCTCAAAGTCTCCGTATATGCTCGCCACTGTGCAGGTGCACAAGCATGTATCCCCGGAAAAATCGTAGGTAAATCCATCTACTCCCAGGATCCTGTCATCCCGTAAAAGCGCCTCGCGGATCATCCGCGTCATCTCAGCCCGCACGTAGGGCCGCTCCTCTCCGATCAGTTCCTTCCAGGCTATGCCGTAGGTAAAATCATAGACCGGGTACTCATATTGCTCCGTGGACAGTATCTTATATACCGCCTGTTTCAGGGCCTCCATGCCGTCCGTGAATCCCTCGATCTTATCATCTGATAATTTATATGTCTGATTGGTATACGTCTGCTCCTGGAGCACCAGGGACGTCGTAAGCTCTGCCATATGGGGTCCCTCCTTACTTATACGGACACGGCGGGCAGTCCTGCTCCAGTTTGTACGGCTTGCCGATGATCTCCAGCACATAATACTCGCTGCCGCCGTCGTTCCGAAGCAGCCGTACCTTATCCCCGGGCGTCAGCTTGGCCGTCATGTTCCCGGAGAGTTTACCAGCCGGGACCGGAAGAGTGCCGATCTGGACTGCCTTGCCCGTATAGGTCCCAATCAGCATCGCCGCCGGTTTCCGGCACCGCATGTAATTGTCCACGATTCGCTTAATCAGATTAAATAGATCTCTTGTTGCCATTTTATCCTTACTCACCCGTCATCACCTCCACCGTCATCGTATGGACCGGTAAAAAATCGTGAGTTACCTTTTTGACGATCAGGCGCCGGTCCAGCCTGATATCTGCGATACTCCCATAGATGCTGTTCCCGGCCCGGACCCGGAGGTCTCCCAGACACTCCAGCTTCAGGGTCTCTTTCTCATGGTTATACAGTTTCAGCAGGTTGTTGGCCCGCTCCTGTGCCTTTGCGGCATTATCCACACCAGAGGGCGAGTTTTCCACATACTGCAATAACCCGTACCGGTTTACGGCTTCCTGATCGATGGCCGTACCCACGTCCATTTTCTTGTCGTTTTCGCTCTTCCAGGTCACTTTGACCCGGTTATAATATTCATCGTCGATGGACTTCTCCCAGCTGTACCCGGTGCACAGGCTGTCGTCGCCCAGCACCAGTGGGAGCTGAAGATTACGCATATTCCACAGGCACACCTTCCCATATTCGTCCCGCAGGCAGTACATATCCTGCGTGCCGATCAGGGTATCAGAAATCCCCTGGACTACATGATCCAGCCATGTTTTTTCACTGTCTGCGATTCCGGGCAGTATAAAACCCGGATCCTCAATGGTCCCGGGCGTCAAGGACAGGAACGTGCACATATTCTGGACAAGATTTTTCAAAGTCCCGTTTTCCAGGACCACAATCTCTGCATGCTTGGTATACCGGAGCTGGTCGTAGGCCTTGATCTGGATCACTCCGCTCTCATCTCCGGACACCTTAAACACGCTGCCAAAAAAGATCCCGTCCTTCTGGTCGTTCTCTGTCAGACGGACCACATCTCCATTCTCCAGGATAAGCCCGTCGGCCAGGTAGGAGATCTGCAGGCTGCTGGTCCCCTCGTTCAGGGTGTCCGACCAGGTGATCTCCTTACACATCTCCGATATATCATAGATTTTTCCCTGGGTCTCCACCAGCACTTCCATGGTCTCTCCTCCTTCCCTATGTGGGGATCGTAAATACCTGCCCCGAATAGATCAGATTAGGGTTTTTGATATCCGGATTGGCCGATACGATCTTAGGATACTGGCTCCCGTTACCGTAATATTTCTTGGCGATCGCCCAGAGCGTATCCCCTTTCTGCACGGTGTGGGTCTTGTTTTCCGTCACCGCCGGACTTGGGGCAGGAGCTGCAGCCGGCTCTTCTTTTTTGACCACAGCCGCCGGAGTCTGGACGGCCACGAACCGCTTATTCGGGGCCTTGTATTCCAACAGCTTGAGGGTCAGGTACTTATCCCCTTCCTCCCCTGCCTTTTCCACAGCCTCCACGCTGGTCACCAGCACACGCATGCTGATATCGTCTGTGATATCGTTGGATGCGATAAACTGTACCGGGGTCAGCTCCTTCTGGGCGCTCCGGAACATCTTCTCATAATAATCTGCGTCTGCCCGGGCTCCGGACTCCAGGTAATGGTATGAGCGGCTCGGGAACTCCGCCTCAAAGGTAAACTCCTCCAGACTGCAGTAAGACGGGACAGAGACCTGCCCGGCGTTTAGCACCTGGTAGGTCTCCACATGCATCTCCCGGCTCCGCTTGATCTCCTCTGGATTGACCGGAAGCTTATACTTTTTACCTTTGTATTTAAAATAGATCGAGTATCCCATTTATGTCGGCACCCCCTCTGGTGCAGTCTCGATGATCTCCCGCAGCTCCTCGACCACGTGGCTCATCACACTGTCTGTATCGGCCTCTTTGGTGATGGGGCCGGAAAATTCCACCCGGATATTCGGGGCCAGCGTATTCTGGGCGATACGGGCCACATAATCCCGCTCAGCCAGCTTCCGCATCCACTCAATATCCTCTTTTTCTGTCTCCACCTTGACCGCCCCGCCTTTTCCAGTGCCCTTGATAACCGCCGGGTTCCCGGCAGTCGCAAGCCCGGAAAAGTCCGGTTCTGACCCTCCGATGCCATCCTTTGAACCAAATCCAGACAGCAGACCGGATGCTTTATCACCAAACGTTTTTCCCAGTCCATACCCTTTGTTATACGCATCTTTGTAGCTGATTCTATCAAACTGCAGTTTGGTTTTATCTATTCTCTCATAAGAAATCGTGCTATCCTTACTGATTCCGTCTTTAAAATCATTCACAGAATCAGACCAGCTATTGACCATACTTGAGAGATTGCAACCAAACACCGTATCGATCGCCTTTGCAAGGGATGACAGGACTCCCATAACAAAGTTTGCCAGATCCGCAATCAGATTCATAATCGCGAGTACAGGATTGTTCAGAAAGTTTGCAAAAAACTCGGCAAATGAGATAAACAAGTTTGTCACATCTATCCAAATACCGACAAGAAAATTGTAGCCGCCAATAAATAAATTGCCGATCAAGGCCCCTGCTGCAAAGAGAGCCCCTACTATCATTCCCGTGGCGCTGATGCTGGTTCCAGCAAAGTGATTAACGGCCGCCACACCGGCATAAAACAACGACGTTATAAGTATAAGCCCGCCAACGATCCAGGTGATCGGACAGGCTGCAAGGGCAGCATTAAAGCCGTACTGCCGTACCGTGGCCATAAACGTGACTCCACTCTGCATTGCCGTAGCGGCAGCCTGCACGTTCGTTGCGGCCGCGTGGATCCCCTTTGCCGCGGCTGACGCCATCTCCAGGCCATTGGTGACCGCAAGCACCGTGTTGTATGCCGCAAACGCAGCCACAAGCCCTCCGGCGATCGGCGCAATCAGATCCATATTTTCCGCAATCAGTTCCAGACCACCCAGGAACAGATCGGCCGCATCCGCCGCAAGGTAGATGGCTCCGGTCAGATTTCCGATCACCGACTGGCCTATATCCGAATTTAACATCTCATTGACCCGGGTCATGATCCTGCCAAAGGCCTGTATTCCCGTATTTTTTATGCCGTTCCAGACATCCGCAAAGGTTCTCGGCATGCTGTCAAATTTTCCGTTGATGTCATCCGCCGCCTGGAACATGGCATTTTTGATGATGTCCGCCGTGATCACGCCGTCCGAAGACAGCTCCTTTAACTCCCCTTTTGAGACGCCCATATACTGGGATATGGCATTTGCAACCATGGGGGCGTTCTCCATGACGGACCGGAATTCATCTCCCTGCAGCTTCCCGGCGGCCATTGCCTGGGTGAGCTGTAAAAACGCAGAATTCTGCTCGGCCTGTCCGGCACCGGATACCTTTAGGGATTTGTTTAACAATTCCGTGAAGCCGACGGCCTCCTGGTTCGTCCCAAAGGTATCCCCGGCCAGCATCTTCATTTTGGCGACGGCATTGGCCATATCCGTGTAATCCCCACGGGAACGTCTGGCCGCCGCGAAGATATCCCCCTTGAGGACGGTCTGCTCCTCCGGGGACGATGTGATCATACTGAGCCGGGCACTGGTATTTGTATAGGTGTCTGTGGCACCCATGCCGCCTTTTAGGGCCGCAAGGCTGGCCATCGTACCGATCAGTGTCCTCAGCTTTCCGTTGGCCCGTTCCGCCTTTCTCCCCATGTTCTCCAGGCCATCGCCATAGCTTTTGGTCTTGGGAGCAGATTCCTTGGATTTTTTTCCAGTCTTCCCGATGGCGTCACTCAGCCCGTCTGCCGCCCTGGATGCCCCCAGCATCTTTGTCATGGCCGCATCCGTCCGGCTGATCATCCGGTTGATCTGGGAGCTGTATCCGTCTATGAGCCTAAACATTGCATTTAATGTTGGCACTGATCCCACCTCCTATCCGATCTGACTGGCCAGACGCTTCTCCTCTTTGATTCGGAGGTCGATACTGGCATAAATAAACGCCCTCTCCTGCTGGGTCATGCTGTCCAGCTCGGAGGGGCGTATGTGTAATTTCTGCAGGGCAAAATGCGCGTAATTATATTCCGGATCCCCCTGCTCGATCAGTTTTTTACCTCTTCGACCTCATCGTTGATATCCTTATCCAGTCCGGACAGCTCCTGCACGGCCTCCATCAGGGATGCATACTCCCCAACGTAGAGCATGGCTGCCAGAGTCTTGGCCGCCCCCAGTACGCCATTGGCTTTCTGGAGCTCGGCATTATTGAGATCCGGCTCCACCACAGCGGCGGCAACCAGTTCCTGGTTGTACCCGATCCGGTTAAACTGCTCCACACCCTGCTTATCCACCTTGCGGTATTTCTTTAAAAGCTCCTCGTTTTCTTTCTGGGTGATGGGACGGATCACAAAGGGGACCACTTTTCCGCCCTCTTTAAAACGGGAGGACACCACGACCTCCTTGTTCTCGGCCATCTCCGGATGTAAAAATGCGCTTAATGATGCCATACGTTGTTACCTCGCTTTCTTATTTTTTGTTTTATAAAAAGAACGCCCCTCCGAAGAAAGACGTTCTGATTATCGTTATGCTATTGTTTTGCTGCTTTTAATCCCAACTCATATCCATATCGAAAAGCCTGCTGGAACATATCCTCTTGCACCGCACATATATGATTTTCAAGTGCGGCTTTGTAATCTTTACAACTCTTCCGTACCTCATCTGAAGCCATTTCACAGTGATTTTCTATAAAATCTTCATAATAAGTTAATGCCCGCTGTCTGTCCATTTTATGCCACCTCCCCGTTTTTCTGGAAAATGTTCTTCTGGATCAGATTCAGCACTGCTTCCATAAAGTCTCGGCAAATTTCTGGTCTGACAGCAGATGCTTCCATAAGCTCCTGACGGAATTTCTGGAACTCTTCCGGCTCCATTTTCCGGCATTCTTCCTGGAGTTCATTTACCATCGGGACGATCTGGGTGCAGAATTCACGATACGTCATTACGCCACCTCCCGGTAAAGAACCTTGCACTTGTTCACATTGCCATTGGCAAGCTGCAACTCGATCAGTGATGGATAGTGGTTTTCCTCCAGCCATTCCCTGACCTTCTCCAGGACACTTCCCTTATACTGGACAGTCACTCCGTCATGGCCGTTCCGGCTGAATGCGGTCCGCACGATCTCATCCTCGAAGATATCCAGATCCTGGATGATCCCGCTCACTGCCTTGTCGTGGGGTCTTCCGGATTCGGAGAGGATTCCCAGCTCCTTTGCGATGCTGGTACAGTCCCAGAGTTTCGGAACATCAGAAATCAGCGGCACATTGACCGGATAACCGGAATCGGAATAGATCCGCACCACCTCAGCAGCTATGTATTTGGAATCCACTCCGGCATCGTGGAGGGCTTCACGGATATTCTTTACCATCATATTGACGGAAGGGAGTTTTTCTTTCTTTGGCTTGTCCGGTTTCTGGGTGATGCCTTTCTGAATGGTTTCCTCCTTATACTTCTTTTCCACCTGGATAAAATACCGACGTACCCGTTTACCTTTCTCGTTACGCTCCAGCATAGCCATTTCTTTGGCGGTATCAAGTTTGATGATGTGGTCTTTCTTAGTCTGACCTGAAGGTGTAGAAATTTCTACGCCTTCAAAATCTTCCTTATCAACTGCATCAATATCTGTTAAGCGACGCTTTACCCATTCACGATATACACTTGGCGCTCCCAATACTGTATGAAGTTCTGAACCGTAAACAACCTTTTCTCCTGTGCTTGTTTCATACACGGGTACTAACTCATTTACAATCACTCTTAATTCTTTCCGCATAGCAAAATCTTCCTTTCTCAAATTATTCTTGAAAGAGGCTCCTTTTGCTGATATACTATATTTATCAGTGGGAAACCTCTGTAACTCTTAGAAGTTCGTTAAACTTGGTAGGTGGAGCGAACTTCTATTTTTTTAATTTTTGGTACTGCTCTTCAATCCCATTTCTCACAGCTTCTGAACGGCTAATCTCTTCAACTTCACATATCTTGTCAAGTTTTTCGACTGTTTCTTTATCCATGCGAACACGAAGCATATAATCTTTCGGATTATCTGTCAGCTTTGTACCTTTTTTCATAGCAGACACTCTGTTCACCTCTTTTCTTTGTTGCTACATTTTTTATTATAGTTTGTAGCAACAAATAAGTCAAGAAGTTTTTCAATTTTTTTCCACGCCTACCTCGTGAAATCAAAAAGGCCCAGCTTTTCGCTGAACCTTAAAGTAACCTGCATAACATTTTCAATACTATCAAATCTCATAGCTTGTAGAATTTTGTTTTTCCTGGATATCTTTTTGCAATTTCATAATTTTGCTTGTCTCAAATGTTGTTCCCCAAAAATCGAGATGCGCCATGTTACCTGCTTTATCTAAAAAGTTTATCACATAAAATTGCTTTTCAATCCCCTTTTCTTTAGAGGTTGTCACATTCACGCTATGATATTTGGCCATATACTCCCGTTCATATAAGTGAACCTCAATACTTAAAATCCTCGCCCTTTCAAGCTTCACTTCCGTATATGGATTAATCTTTGTTATTCTTAAGCCCTCATCTTTCATCAGTAACTGACACGGGCCATTTGTTGAAAATCCTGGCAAATTACCATCATAAAATTGGACCCTAATGCCATCCGGAATCTTTTTCTTTGAAAACAAGCCCATACTCCATTCCTCCTCTTGTAAGATACAAGCATTATACTGCAAGAGAAGGAAAACAACAAGCCTATCTCATATTTTCCGGGAGAGTAAAACTCTCCAGATCGTCAACGTCATCAAAAGTAAAGTCTGTATCCACAGTGCTGAGATCCTCCGAGGAGTCATCCAGTGCCGCAACAGGCACCTTGGCCAGGATGCAGTTACGCATCACCACGGTCCTACGGCCGATGGTCGATGCCGTATCCTCGTTGGTCGTCTGGATACTGATCTGCGGGGTCTTGCCCTCTTTAACATACTGCTGGTAGATTGCCAGCGCCGCCGGACTTACGTTGTAGAGCGTAAGGCTGCCTTTGCCCTCTGCTGCTACCACCTTGTGCTGTTTCATCCGGTGGCCGAAGAGGCGTTTAGCAATCACTGTAAACTCGATGCTGGCATCAATCTTCGAGAGCTCGAAAAAATAGCGGTTTTCCCCGTCCACGGTGATAAACGCGCTGCCCTCGACTGCGGATACCAGATCGCTGATCTTTGTATATACTCCTGCCATGATACTCCTCCTTTATGATAAATGGACGGTGATGTAGATCTTTTCGATACTGTCTACTGGCTGAATGTAGGCGTCCACAACCACGGCATCAATATCCGCACCAGCCACCACGGTCACATCGTCGGGCTCAAAATTCTGGATCGCGGACATATTCTGGAGGGTCACAAAATAATCCACCAGGGATGCCTTTAAGAGCGATCTGCCCTCATCGTTGTTATTGACCTTGCCCACATAGCTGCTCTCGAAGATCGTAGTTACGTCATTGGCGATATTGTCGATGGTCCGGATCACCCGGTTTTTGGTAAACATCTTGCCCTTATCCACAGTGACTGTGGTAAGGGAGTTAATATCGTACACCGCGGTCACGTTCTGGGCGGTATCGACCTTGAAGATAAATTTTCCGGCCTTGACTGCGTTCTCCATCTCTGTTTTTGTCATCCGGGGCTCCACGTCAATGGCACCCACGTATTTCATGCCGGTGTTGGATGTCGTGATGCTGGCTCCGGCCGTAGCTCCGGCCACCCATGCAGTCGTCTCTGCGGCGGTAAGGGTAGTGCTGTCCGTCAGCACAACCCCATGCGCCACGTTGATCACACCCTCATCATCGGCCACATGGTTTGCAAGCACAGCCTGGCATTTGACGCCCTCGTCATCCCGCATGGCCTTGATCCAGGTCGCAATGGCGGTCTTATTGGCCGTGGCCGTTGCCGGCGTGGAGCCATCAAACGGATAGCACAGAGTATTAAACTGTACGGTCTTGAGCTTTGTTAAGGCCGCATTGACGGCCTCTGTGTCATGCCCGGTCGGGAGTTTATACACCAGCACCGTCTTGGCCTTTTTAAGGGCCTCTACGGCCAGCTTTTTGTCCTCTACCGTAGCTTTTTCCGGCCAGGCGGCCTCAATCGCTGTGATTGTGTACATAGCCCCGTCATCGCCCACGGTCATCTCCTGCAAGATGACCACCGTACCGCGATCCCCAGGCATGATCGACAAGGGCTTGTTGGTCTTGATATTGAGATAGGCGCCGGGGAGCACCATATTCTGGGAATCCCATGTTCCTGCCATGGTTTATACCTCCTTCATTTTGGTGTTCTGGTCCATGGTCTGCATCGGGGTATGATCCGGTTCCAGATATTCCCGGTAATCCGCATCAAACATAAAATGCAGCACCTGGTCCTCGATTTTTAAGTTCCTATTTTTAATTTTAAAGCCCGGAGGCGCAAATTCCCGCGTCAGATTCTGCCCGATGTTCCAGCACTCTTCCTGCAGATCCGTCCGGCTCTCCGGAAAATACAGCACATCCATGCTGACAGAGTTCTTCAGCCGGCCATTGATGCCCCTGGAAGGATCCTGGTCATAAATCGTGACCAGGAAGCTCGGCCGCTTAAACTTCTGCGGCACATCCTCCCGATATACCGGACATTCCTTGACCGCCTTCAATCCGGCGGCCACAGTCTCATACAATTTATTTATCATGCTTCTTCTGTACCGCCTCCACTTCTTTTTTAAAGAGTCCAATTAGCCTTTTGGAGACATAATTCTGGGTTTTCTCCAGCATGTAGGTTCCCTTCACAAATCCTTTCGTGGGTCCGCCCTTTTTAGTCACGATCCGGTGTCCATAATTCCAGTAAGATGCATAATCTGCATTATTGACTAGCTCAGTTTCAAGCCCATTGCCGGTACGTTTTGTTGGCAACTTGCTCCAATTCCACCGAAGCCAGCCTCCTACCATTGCACAGGCGGAAGCTTCCGCAGATTTCCCTACCTGAAAGCTAACGATTTTCCCGGCATCAGGACCACGTTTCACGGTAAAAGTAACCGGATTTGGATGGTCTCCCACAGGTGTTCTTTTCTTAGCATACTGGACACCCTGATTCACTGCTGTATTAAGCACCTTTTTGTCTATCTGCTTAATATCCTCCACCATGGCCATCAGCTCCTTCCGGAACTGGTCAATGGCTGCCTTATTCCGCCGGTAATTACTGCTGCTCATGCATCATCATCCCTTTTTACCTCACACTGCCACTGATAAGTGTATGGGTGACACTCCCCCACGGAAAGCTCCAGGATCTTTCCAGTCCGAAGCTGCACTGTAACCCGGTCTCCCTCCTGGATATCCACATCCAGACCGCAGAAGAGTGTGTGACTGTTTACAATGGACGGATTTGGGGTCCCGGTTGATATCTGGCCGGAAGAGCTGTAGCGGCAAGGTACCCCCTTCTCCACAGTATAAAGCTCCTGCTTATCATAGCCGCCTATTTGTACGTCCCTCCAGCGCCACACGGTCATAACCGCATCATACATGGCTGCATACGGATTAATCATAGCCTCTCAGCCTCCTGTGTCGCCGCAGGTCCGCTTTATCGCTTGCGGACAGTCCATAGATGCTCGCTTTTGTATTCCCGTCCGTCTGAGCCCAGGTGATGCTTCCGTCGCCCTCTTTGATACTGGCTACCTCCGGGTGATACCCGGTCCCGTTGGCAGCCTCATAGTCCAGGATCCCTTTTACCTTCTTCCGGATCACCGGCTCCAGGATATCCGGGATACAGTCCTGAGACAGGTTGCAGTAATCGCAGACGGCCAGGATCGTGTCAGAGATGACAAGATCCTGTGCGTCATCCAGCAGTTTCAGATTTTTTTTCACCTCGGCCATCATCTCTGTACGATCCATATGTCCCTCCTATTTTCCCGCGATAATCCCGGCATCCCTTAAGGATTTGAGCAGGGCATTAAACTCCTGCTGGGTAGGAGCTGCTGCCGCATCCGGCACAGCCGCTCCCACTCTGCTCTCCAGGATCTCCCGGACCTTCGGAGGGATCCCGCTCCAGTCAAAATTCTTATCCATAATCCTGCACCTCCTTAAGTGGTAGTCAGGCCGGTGATGGAGCCGTGCATAAACGCCGGACCATGATCCAGACCGAACTGCCCAAAAATCTGTCCCTCCTCAGATGCGCCGGTTTTTGCAAGCTCCTCATAAAAGAAATTACCCTTGCCAGGCACCGGCTGAAACACAGGAGCCAGCACAGACATCTCCGCAGCCAGCACGCTGTCCTGCGGCATAAAGCGGTCAAGGCTGATACCGATATTGCCGAAGTCGGTCTCGATCTGCTTAATGTTGGTGCCGCCCACGTTCCGGTCTGCGGGAGCGTAGGAATAGATCTCCGTGATGATCTGCTTCTGGTAGCTGTTTACCCAGAGAATCAGATTAGAGAATACCGCTCCTGCGTCATACATCGCCTTAAAGAGCGCCTGCATGTTGGCCTTAGTCAGCTTTTTACTGCCCGCAGCAATCGTGGTCCCGCCATCCCCAGAACACAGTGCCAGAAGGCCGCGGGTCTTGTTTGCCACGCCTGCGTTGGTTGCCTTCTGGTACACGCCGTTGATAATGGTGTACTCAATGTCGCGGGAGATCTTCTCCAGCTTCCGGGCGATCTGCCAGTCTTTCTCCGTCGTCTGCACATTATTCTGCTGTCCGGCAGTGTTAAGACCACTCATCCGGCCGCGGTTGGACTCCTTAACGTAGGAGATGGACACCTTTTCGTGGAAGATCTGGGTTACGTTGGTATTCTGGGTCCGAACGATCTCCTCTGCCTCCGGAGCTGTCAGAGACGCGGTCTCCGTGATCGCCGGCTGTGCCGCCTCCGGAAGGCTGTACTGGGAATCGGTCGGGAATTCAAAATTCTCGGTCTGTACGCCGCCAGTCAGACCGCCGATCATGCTAAGGATCGGTGCGTTCGTGGGATCTGCCGTAAACAGATCCCCTGCATAGTTAGGTAAGTTCCAGGTAGTCCCTGTTCCCTTCTGATTTGCCATGTGTTATTCCTCACTTTCCGCCTGATTCAGGCTAAATAATTCGTTTCTGGCTGCAATACGGTCCGCCAGGCGGGTCTTGGGGTCGTTGATCAGCCTTTCTAACTGCTCTCTCCTTGCCTTGTCGCCGGTGACCTGCGGAGTGGTCCTGCCATTATTGGGCGGGGTCTTGCCGGATACTGGAGGCGTAAACAGCTCTTTGTAGGTCTCCTTTACAGCCTTGAGCTGCTCAGAAAGGCCAGACACCGTGCCGTCCTCCGCCAGGATCAGCTTCGTGCGGTCAAACTTGTCCGCTACCAGATCCGGATACTTGCAGTCCGACAGCTGGTCCTTGATGGCGCTGGTCAGCTTCATATCGCGGATCTTATTCTCGTATGCCTTTTTGGTAGCCTTGTTGGCGTCCTCCAGCTCCGTGATCTTGGCCTGGAGGGCCTCGCTGTCCTTGGCCTCGTCTTTTAAGGTCTTAAGCTGCTTGTCCCGGTCTGCCACCTGTTTTTCCAGATCAGCTTTAGCTGTGTTCACTTCGTCAAAACGGGCCTTCGGGATAAATCCCTTCATCTCGTTTGTGTAGATGTCAATTACAGCCGTTGCCTGCTCTTCGGTCAGGCCCTTTGCAATCAGTTCTTCTTTCTTCATGTTCAGTTTCTCCTTTCGATTCATCTTCGCTTGTTATCCCGGTCGCGGTTTCCGGGTGATGTCTCCTTCTTTTTCGCCTGGGATACCAAAAAAGGCGATAAAAATAACGCCCAGGCTATACCTGCGCGCTTTTTTCAGTTTCATAAAATCCGATGATGCTCTTTTTCCGTATCAATCCTCGGGTTCCATCTGAGAAGTCCAGTTCCACAAAGCCGTCTTCCGGGATCACGCTGTCCTGGAGCAGATGGCACATGACAGGATACGGCATGCACACTCCCGCAAGGACGCATCCGCCCTCGCACATGATTTCGATCACGGTAACCTCCTCCTGTTGCGACGTCGCAACGCATCTTACATTGGATAACAGATGTTTTCCCACTTCTTATAAGCATCAAAGTACAGTTCCCTCTTGTCGCCGTTGTACGTCAACTCATAGTACATACCATCCGATACAGGCGTACTGAGCAGAGCCTTGTGATTCTGGAGGCTCTTGCTGTACCAGACCACAAACACATCATTTACTGTCATAACTGGTGTTAAATCGGTTTTGTCCTTCTTCTCGTTGTAATACTCTGCCACCTTAGCCTTACAGATGTTTAAAAATTCCTGACTTCCCATTGTGATTCCTCCTTAATTTTGCGTATAAAAATACCACCGGCCATTACTGACTGGTGGTATATGAAAAATTCTATTTTGTTTTCATAATCAAGAAGCTATCTGGCAGGCGTACCTTTCTCCTGCATCTCTCGGGTTTCCCCTGTCAAGCCATCGGCGTGTGGACGGGTACGAAATCTTCCACCTCAGATAGCTTCTCTTTTATGGTATCCTAATTATACCATTATTATTCCCGCTTGTAAAGGATTTGCTTATTTCTGAGTAAGCGTCTCCATTCTTTTTCATCTATCTTCATAAACGTAATAATAGAATTTTTAAAGTCTGGGTTATCCGTTGATGTTGTAAGCCTTAAAACTGTCTTAAATTGTCTTTCTTCTGATTCTTTGATTTCTTTCAAAATCAAAGCTGTATTAGGTTTTTTGGTTTCGACAATATAATCTGGCGATTCTATTATCAATTTCAGATATTCACAATATCTTTCGTAATCATTCGGATGCCTTTCCTTAATATGCCCAATGCGTTCATCTGTTATAATAACCTCATTCGTCACAATATCATCCGTTATGCATTTGTAGATATCCCTGTCAATTTTGCCAACCGAATGCACCCGTATGTCCTCTTTCGTATTTTCTGGCTCTATTGTATCAAATTTTGAAGTTTTTTCAATAAATTTCTTCTTCCACTCCCTATAACTCATATCCGCCGGAACCTCATAGGTCTTTCCCGTCTCCGGATTCCTGGCCACCCTGGTGAGACCTTCGGTCGGAGTATCGTCATAATGCGGAACCGTGGTGCACCGGCACAGTGGGTGGAAGGGCGGCATGTTGACGCCTACGACCTCTTTGCCTACCTCATACACCTCGTTATCCAGATCGCCGCATATACTGCAGGTCTTGCTGTCCAGTGTGGCGAGGATCTCGTATTTCGGCACACCGTCCTCTGCATATCCGGCATGGGTGGCTTCGCTCATCAGAAAGGAACTCTCCGTGTGCAGGAGCCGGTATGCGTCGAATTTCTTGGAGTTCGTCTTCTTGGCAAACTCTTTCGTTAACGCGGAAGGGTGCTTTCCCTGGATCAGCATCGTGGTCACAGCCTCCATCAGCTGGGCCTGCAGATGATTCTTCTGCTTCCAGAGCCTGGAAGAGAATGCCGCACCGTTAAACGGATACTCCAGGAGCTTTTCCATTACGGTCGGGCTCACCTGCGCGAACTCCGCATGAAAGCCATGGTACTGGTCAATGTTGTACCAGGTGCGATAATAGGTGCCCTCGTAGATCTCCTGCATGGTCTTTTCCGCCTCCGCCTCATAGTCGATGGCATACAATTGCCGGAGGATCGCATCCACCTGGGCCTCCAGGGCCTGGTAACGGGTGATCCGGGCCTTGATGGACATATTATTGACCGTCTGGTTATATCTGCCGATATTGGCCATCGCCAGGTCAATAAAGTCCTGCAGCTCTCCCAGTTCTTCTGCATCCAGTTTCTTCTGGGCGGCTGCGAAAGATAGACCGTTCTCTTCGGCGTACCGGAAGTAAAATGCCTCAATGGTCTTCTGTAGCTCCCTGCGCGTCTGATTAAAGGCCTTTTCCAGTTTGGTGAAATACTGGTTCACCTTCATTTCTCCGGCCTTGTACATGGCCTCCTGGCGCTCCTGCCAGTATTCCATTAAGCCTCACCTTCCCCTTCATCCGGGTCCGGCGGGAACATATCGGATAATTCCGCCTTCTCAGCTTCCCGCTGGGCGTTTAATCGCTCAAGCTCTTCCGCTGCATCCTCGACCCACGGATGGTTTTTGATGATCGTCTCATCCGAGATGATACCCTTGGATGCGGCGCAGTCGGTAATGGCCTGGCTCTCGTTGATGGCAATGTCCCGGTTAAATGTCACATCGATTTCACAGCCTGGATGCGCTCCGGCCCCGATCAACTCCAGGTATTTGTCCACAAAACCAAACAGCTGCTCCATGCCTGCCTTAAATGCATTCTCCATCCGATTGCATTTAAGATCCAGGCCGGAATATATGAATTTAAGAGCGATGCCGGAGGGACTGTTTCCCAGCTTATCACTGTTTTTATCCACCCCCTGACCGAAATCGTAGATATCCTTCCGCAGCGTATCGAAGTCATCCTTGGCCGCCGCGATGTCCACCGGTGCTGTAATTGCTTCTGCCCCGCCGTCCTCATCCAGAGAAATGGCCCGGAAATAATTCAGATCCCGCATAAACTCGCCCAGATCGTGGCCTCCATACCCCTTTAAGGCATACACAATGGAACGTACCTCATCGAGGAAATTGGCCACATCTGACCGGGCCTTATCGTATCCATCGATCAATGACTTCACAAACTTAAGATCCGGCAGCTCGTAGTCATTGTTTTTAAACGGCACAAACGGGACCCTGCCCCAGTTCCCTGCCTCTTTGCCGATGCAGAAGTGCTCCACAAACTCACTGTCCTCATCCACCGCCGCATCCAGGTAGCGCTCGGAGTCCAGCCGCAGGTCCCAGCCCTCACCCTCAGAATCGGAGACATAGTAAGCAACGGCTTCCGGAAGCCAGTACTCCACCTTGGTAACTGTCTTCTGCTCCTGGCCTTCGATGACCTGGACATCATAAAACCAAATAAAGCCGTCCAGCTCCTCATGGTCGTTATCCCTCCAGAGTGGGATCCCCTGCTCCGGCGGGACGATCACAGTCCGGAATCCCCCATCCTCGTCAAGGTATGGGTGCAGCCATGCGATACCCGCATTGCTGGCAGATACTCCCAGCCGCATCAGACGTCGGTCCCGGAAGCCTTTTCCCAGGGCGTCCTGTACCATAGCCAGATACTCCTCGGACTCCTCGCAGGTCAGCGTATAGGGCTTAGCGAGCAGATAATTGACCTTGTCCTCGACCAGTAAGTGCATAAAGCCGTGCGCCCGCTTATTGTTTGGCTTGGACTTGTCCAGCACCCTCTCTATCTGCCCGGTGGTCTTATCCTCCCGGTAACGGTACATCTTCCGGCTCATGATCTCCGGGTTATCCACTCTGTAATATGCCTCCCCGTCTAACATCCACCGCCGCTCCCTGGATCGCACAAACTCGTCCATGTAGAGCCGGCATAACTGCATATTAGTCATCCGTTTTTTATTGGGGTCAAATACAATATCCATCTAATCCACCTCACTTCAAGATCCGGATCCCTGGCCGCATCCGGATAATTGTCATACAAAAATATCTGAGGGCATCGAGGGCATGATCATGCTCTTTTACAGGCTTGTCCTCCCCCTTGTCTGCCACCTTTGCATCCCAGATGTAGGACGCAAACTCCTTGATCAGATTATCGCATGATTTGTCTATAAAAATAGAACCCGTAAGCAGCAGTGTGGCTACCAAACGGATTCCGTCTAAAACATCATTTTTTGCTTTTTTGACCTTAAAGCCGTCCTTTTCCAGTTGAGCCTTGAAGCTGGCGGCCGCCGGATCCAGGATCACTGCCCGGATTTCCAGGCCATTCAGCCAGACTTTTAAGTCCGCCGAATACTCCGCATCAGTCTTCTGCCGGCCCTTATCCCGGCCGGAATAATAATACTCCCGCCGGCAGTACCATTTTTTATCCGCCCCTTGCTGCCACAAAAGAAAGGCTGTAGGGTTTTGGGTACCGTAGTCACAACTGACATACTGGTCACCGGTCCAGAAACTGTACCCTGTCCTGGCCTTATATGCAGCCGCCAGGGCCTCTGTATCAACGGTGTGCTTGTCTGGATCGAACATATCATAGATAATGCCCTCGGCCATCGCCCAGAGCCCCATGATGTAACGCTTGAAGAACACACCGGTGTACATGCTCCGGTACCTGGCCTTGATCTCCTCCGACAGGCTCAGGTTATCGTCCATCGTAAAATGGACGTACAGTAGCTTTTTTAATCCCGGATCTGTTCCGGCGTCCTCTGCGTCCTCTGCCTCCTCCCGGATCCGGGCCGCCCTGGCCTTACCGAGATATCCGATGGCCTTGTCGATCCAGTTGACTTTGAACCAGTGATAGGGACCGTCCGGGTTACAGTTAAACCAGTACTTTGATCCTGCCACAGAGCATCGGCCAGTCGCCTGGTTGACGAAGCTCTCCGGCATGAGGGCAACCTCATCGCAAAACAGGCCCGCCAGTGTAATACCCTGGATTAAATCCTGGGATCTCTCATCCTTGCCGCCAAAAATGTAAAAATAGTTGGTGGCCGCTCCTCGGCTGATCTCCACCAGATTATCAGCCCGGTGGTCCGTGACCCGGTAGCCCCGGCTTTTAAGCATCAGCTTGAGCCAAAATAACACATTTCTTCGGAATGACCCGATAGTCTTGCCACACATGGCAAAGTTCTGGCCGGAAAAGGTGGCCATTGCCCACATCACAAAGGACAGGGACATACAGACCGTTTTTCCAGATCGGATGGCCCCGTCCGCAATGATACCATCATAATCCTTTACCGGACTGTCCGGTGCCCACCAGGTAAGGATCTGCTTCTGCCGGCGGGAGAACGGTTGGAATTTGAATACCTGGACTTTTGTCAGGATATTCCGCTGGCCCTTTAGCTTCTCCAGTTTCTGTTTTGTCTGGCTGATCCGCTCTTTAATCTCCATCAGGATCACCCCACAGATCTCCAGCCTCCGCATTCAAGGCCCCCAGGAACCCATCATCCTCCACCTCTGCTTCCTGGCCTCCCAGCTTGAGGGCCGCCAGGTCAAGCCGCATCAGTTCGATCTCCAGGCGGGCATCATCCACGCCGTATCGGTGCAGGGAGTCGATGGCTGCCTGCTTCCGGGCCTGGACGCGGGTCAGGGCATCCTCGATGTTCTGGATCTGGCCCAGCTTGCCCCGGTACTCCGTGAGATCTGTCTCCTTGTCCTTTTCAAGGCCCTTTTTATGCCCAACCGCAGTCATTCCGGTTTCATCCCCAGACACCTCCCCGGAGTCATCCATGGACGTCCGAAGCAGATCGATCCGCTTCAGCATCCGGTGCTCTCTTACAGTCAGCAGCCGGATCTCCTGGAGGAGCAGCTGCTCTTTATCCGGCGGGACAGCTGCAGCCAGCTGCCGTTCTTCCGGTTCCAGGCAATCAAAAAGGAGAGTTTCAAACTCCCCTGTGGTAACTGCATTTTTGTTTCCTTCTGGCGCCCCGTATCCTACGGCATTCTGGTTTCCTGGCTGACCGCCTTTTTTCCGTTTGGAGCGTTCCGTATTCTTTCGGAGCGTTCCGTTCAGTTTCTGTTCCCAACGGTCTTTTGACTTCCAGCCGCGAACGGTACCGGGGGAAATATTTAGTTGACTTGCAATCTCAACTAAGTCGATTTTCCCGCCCGCTCCCCTGTATATCTCATAGGCTTTATCCCGGTTGGGATCCCTGGCTCTCGGCAAGACCACCACCTCTCAATCGTTTGTTTTCTGGATACAGGAAAAGTGCCTGTCTCCAGGCACTCTCCCCTCACTGCTTATTCTGTTCTTCTCCGTTACGGTCCATGAAAAATTCCAGGAAAGACCGCCCATACTCTGAAAGATGATAGCTGTCACTCCCCCAGAGCCTGTCATATTTCAGCTTGGCATTCTTTTTCCCCTTCTGGACATCCTGGAGATATTCCGCCATATGCTTCACATTGTCATCCATCTTCTTCTCATTCTGGCTGTTTAAAAGTCCCAAACGAAGAAGCTTTTCGTGGATCATCCGCCTCTGTCCTGGAACCAGCTGTTCCAAAAAAGCACGGTTGTTCTCATCCCCCGCATGCCTCGGACTGCGGCTTTTCAGAACAGCAAGATCCATTAAACTCATCTGATCCAGTGTATCGTAAAACATAATTACAGAATCCGCATTCAGTTCTCCCATTTCTGTGATCCTAACATACCCATTCACAATAAAATGGATCTTCTCCTGCTGTTTTACATCCAGCACATAATCTGTTACAAGGCCAAAATAATGCCCCGTGATCTTCTGGAGCTTATCCGGATCGAGCCGGTTGAGACGCTCATTCAGCTCCTCCTGGCGGTCCACGATCTGGGATACATAGTCCTCCAGATTCTTCTCTGTTCTCTTCTGCTTATATGCCAAAATCAAATTACCAACTCCCGGTACCATTGCTCCCGCCGTTCCATCAAGCACGATTTCGGATACGATTTCCATCACCGGTCCAACAGCGGGTTCTGCAAGTTCTTTTAATCGGTTAATAGTATTCACAATTTCTCTCCCCTTATCGTTTTCTTTTATTATACACCTGAGTGCGTGCAAAGAAAAGACACCCTCTTACGAGGATGCCTTTATATGCCCGGAATATCCTGGGGGAGAGCCCCGGGCCAGTCGCGGGAGGTGGATTTGAACCACCGACCTCCGGATTATGGGCCCGGCGAGCTTCCTGGCTGCTCTATCCCGCAGAGTTAAAGTTCCCCAGGTGGCACGATGGCCACCCAGGATATATTGAATAGGAGGTTGTGATAACATCGGAACACCAGGACTTGAACCTGCGGCTCGGTTTTACGGCTCACGCTTCCTCCCGTCCGGGAAGATGTTCC